CCGTCTACAAAGATGATATGAGAACCATCACCAAAGTCGAACTGTGCATGTCGTAGCTTAGTGACTGTACGAACACCGTCAGTTGTATTCAGCGTCAGGCTGTTGGTCATTGCCTGCCAACCTACCTGCGATACGAACTTGTAGAACTTATAGGTGTTAGCACCTGCGTCCTTACGTGCAGCCATGATGTATGGGCTACCAAGGTGTTCGTTCTTGTAGATAGCAACCGCTAGTACAGGACCCTCTGCTACACCTTCGCCTACTTCGGTATCTAGACCTTCTAGAAGACCGTAGCCCTCAACACGACGATAACCGCCGTATAAGCTAGGCTCATAGTTCACTAAGCGTGTAGCGGCACCAGATGCAGCCTCAGACAAAAACAAGTGGTTTTCGTTACTGTTTAGACCGCCTGAACATACCAGTTTATAACTCTGGATTTCGTCAGCCATTAGAACTTAATCCTTGTGTCCCGCACGTATTCGTAGCTGTTGATGTACAAAGTCTGCAGGTCTTTTAGGCCGCTCTCAAAAGCAATGAATGCAGCGTTGGCTGCATCAAGGTTATCTTTGAACATGTAGAGGTGATACAAAGCACCATCTACAATCACGGTATCAAAACTCTCAGGGATACGGGTTACGTCGTCATATGCCGTAAGATCAGCGTAGTTTAGATAGTAACGGAAGCGCACACTGTACGCCTGATCTGGCGAAGGTGTTACGCCAAAGCCTGTGCCGTGTGACGGGAATACAAAGTCTGGGATACCACGTCCTGCAGACCCTGCTTCATAGTCGTCGTCACGATAGCTTTTGTACCATTCGTCACGCTCAATAGGTGACAAGGTTTTATAGCTTGCACCTAACGACGCATCCTTTTGGATTTGGAAAGAGTTAAAGTCTGCAATCTTAAAGTAGTCAGGCCAATCGTATTCTGTACGACCTGCCGTAAGAACCTGTGTATGCTCTGAAGCATTAAAGGGCCATTCAAACTCAGCCTGATTGATCTTAGCAATAGCTGCACGTACTGCATCTTTAACAAGTGCCTGTACGCCACGCACCGTACCAAAGTCTGCTTGCGCAATCTCCACCTCGTTAATACGGCGAAGAACCATGTTACATAGATTTATATAAGAACTGGCCATGAATGATCCTTAAAAGGGTAAGGGGGGCAAGTTGCCCTGCCCCCGATAAGGATTATGCTGCGTTATAGTTCGCTGTGATAAGACCTTCTGGGCGAAGAATCTTTCTGCCGTAAAGCTGCATACCACGCACGATGTCTGCGAATGTGTCTGGTGAGCGGAAGCTCTCAGTTTTCGCAATTTGGTCTGCGACTGCTGCTGAAGAGTCGTGACCTGCAACGATAACACCGAAGTTAGTTGTAGAACCTGCAGAGGCTGTTGTACCTGCACCTGTACCTTTGTAAGGTAGGTTGTTTGATTGGTACACACGGAAGCCACGGATGGTGCCTGGAAGACGACCATTGCGTACTTCACCTTCACCACCGAAGTCTGCGTTGATCAATTTTGCGTCTTCATCCATTAGGATTTCTTTGAAGACAGGATCAACAACAATCCAACGACCGTCTGTGTCCACGTTAGCTGCGTCCATTAGACGTGCCATGCGGTTCAAGACTGCCAAAGGTGATGTTAGTGCGCCTGTGCCGCCGCCTGCTACGACAGGAATTGAGTTTCCTGCAGTACCACCGAATGCGCCTGCGTTTAGCTTGTTAGCTGCAAGCAATTCGTCGTTGCCTGCCGCTGCGTCGGCTTTTGTACCTGCGGCTGCAGTACGTGCTGCCCATGCAGAACCGTTCCATGAGTAACCAGACATGTAGCCTAGAACGTCTTGGTCGAATGCATCACGCAGTTTGTAGCCTGCACGATCCGTAGCCAAATCCATGAACGATACGTGGCTGTGGGCCTCTTCGATGTCGTCTAATGAAAATTGGAAATAGTTTGCTTGGTCAACAACCATTGTGAAATCAGCGTCGGTCAAATCTTGTGTCGCAAGCGTTGTGCCACGTGCATAAGTGTTGATTGTGATTTCTGGTTCTTTGATGATTTTAACACTGTCGCCCATGTTGGCGATTTCGCCTGCATAGTCAGTGTTTGTAATATCTTCTACAACAGAAGATTTGCGGAAAGCTTTTTGAACTTTCTTCGAATAGATAACTGGTGAAAAGTTACCATTCGGCAGGTTTGTGTAACCTGTTGCTACTGGAAATGCCATTGTTAATACTCCTTGTGAAATGGCAGGTCGGATAAACCGACAGACAAAATCAGAAGGTAACAATTAAGTGGCAGTGCTGATGTAGGGGTGCGCACATACTGCCGTATGTACGGGCCATACCACACTGGTGGACTATTTGTTTTAGTCTTCTGGGAAAATACGAATTGAGAGGTAGTCGTTGCCGAGGCTCTTATTCGTTTAAAGCTATGCTATACCAATAATTATAACACGATAATATTGTTTAGTAAATAGCTATCTCTTTTAAAAGTGGTGTATTATGCCACTTAACGTGCGCCACCCGTCATGTCGTAGGTAAATGCGCCTGTGCGCATTGCCTCTAGGATAGCGTCTTCGTTTGCTTCATACTCACGGTCAGACATCTGTGCTACCTGACTTTCTGTGAACTTTGCTTTTCCTGTTGCTGCAGGGGCCGCTGAAGTTGTACGTCCAACGGCTTCTGCCGCTGATTTCTTTGATGTGGTTTTGCGCTTGCCTGTATCGGCTTTATACAAGTCGATTGCACGGGCAGCGGCTTGAGCATCGGTGTTGTTCTTATAAAGAGCATCTTGGATATACATCGGCTGCATTGATACCCATTCATGGAAGGATGGGTCTTGGCGAATGTCATTGAAGTCAGGATGTAGCTTCATAAGCTGTTGTTCTGCTTCTTTCTTGGTTAGCTTTGTCTCCAAGTCTTTTAGGTGACCTAACCGCTTTTCACCCTCTTCTAGGGCTTCGTTTGCTCTCTTACGTGCAATAGTATCGACGATCTTTGCTACATCAGGATATTTCTGTGACCACTGTTCGATCTCTTCATCTGTTTTAGGGAATCGAATTTGGCCTTTAGCTGCAGTTTCTAGCTGAGATTTCATTGCAGCTAGTTCTTTATCCTTCTGGGCCATCAACTGTTGTGTATGGCGGCGAAGGTCACCGTAGCGTTTTTTAAAGGATGCCTCTTCAGAATTTTCAGGTTCTGGTTCTGCAGGTGCAGCCTGTTGTTCCATCTCCTGAGAGTAAGTTAGTTCGTCGTCTAGTTCTTCTTTGCGCTTATATTTATTGCTCATGTTTTACCTCTGGGGGCTTCACTGTGTGAAGGTAGCCCAATTTAAATCACACGATGAAAGTAACCTTTGGTTTCTTCACCATGCCGTACATAGAAGTCTTTTTGGAATAATCGCTTTCTTCATATTCTTCCGTTTCACGGACTTCTGGTTCCTCTTCAGAAACCTCCACAGTCGCCTCTTCAACCTCATTGCCCTCTGGGGTTTCCTCTTCCTCTGTGTGATAACCTGTGCCACCACAATGGTCGCAGCCTTCGCCCTCACACTTCGGACAGACTTCACCCTCTTCGTCTGCTTCTTCTGCAGATTCTTTGATTAAGCCCATAGCATCCATTGCCATAAGGCCCATCTTTGCCTCTTCCTGCATCATCATGATCTTTTCTAGGCCGTGCCATTTAACCACGTCTGCAGGCAGGACGTACTCGCCCTGAGAGATATTAATATCAATATCGTCACGTACTTCTTCGGCACTAGAACCGATAGGAATAGGATTACCTGAGACAGGATCAACAGGCTCCATCATACCGCCGTGGTACATTGACTTTTCATCTTGTTCTGGGTCATCAACCCTTGATTTTTGTACGGCTTCGCCACGTGCCTTTTCATAAGACGAAAGCTCATTATCTCCGTCTAAGTCTGCAGCGTCTTCATCTAGTTGAAATCTTTTATTAGCCATGTCATAGCCTTCCTTTGTGTCTATGCCTTTTCGGGCTACAGCCAAGCCGCCGAGGGCATATTCGTTTTGTGCAAAATTTTCGGGTTCTGCTAATCCTGCCTCAATCGCAGCCTGCTTAACCATTTCGTCTTTAGTTTCGTAGAAAGCCTGACGCATTTCTTCTTCAGAAAATTCTGGGCGAAGCTTGGGACGTATAGATGTTCTAGGAATAGGAACGTCTTCAGGTATAAACTTCCAAACTGGCGCACCGTCTTCATGCTTTTCTGGTGTTAAAACAAGAAAGCCCCCATCTACTTCCATCACAGGATCAATAGGCTTACTAGCTAACCCTCCCTCAAAAAAACCCATGTCGGCATACTCTGGGTAGGTTACCTCTACGTTGTGTGAAAATTTGGTATCGTACACAGGCTCTTGGCCCTCATATCCACGATAGAACGTGTGACTACCGATAGTTACAGGGTCTGGTCCTTCAAACTGCGAACCACGCTTCTTTGTCTTACCTGTATTCTGAAAAAAGGTACGACCATCTACTGCGTCTTCGCCTAGCTGAACATAGTCCACAAACTCGTTTAATTGTGCGTTCAGGTCATCTTCTGGTGCAGGTATCTTAGATATGCTACCGTATGTCCGTACAGGCTCAAATTCACTAGCAGACAGTATTTCATCTACTGTGTCAGGAAAACGATCTGATGCTAAACGGTTGAGGATAACCCCACGTACCGCATCACGCCCCTCTTGACCCTCGCCACGGGCCTCTGCCCATACTACACGCTCAATCTTTTCAATGTCACCATACGGCAGTTCTGTTTTAGGCCGTAGCTTCGGACGTGGGCTAGTATCCACTATTCCGCTCCCTTGATTGCTTCATCACGGATTGTCGAAAACCTACGAAGTTCGATTAGTGCGCCCTGCATTTCTGTGATGCGGTTATGGTCTTTCTGAACTTCTAGTAGATCACGGTATTTGTTGATGCGGTAATCCAGATAAACCTGTAACCGCTCCATCATGTCTTTGTCGTTGACTAGAGGTAGCAACGCACGACTTGTATCTTTATCCATTAATTAACGGGACCTTGTGGCTGTTGTGGTGGTACTCCCCCATTGTCGCCGCCCCCTGAACCTGTGAAGCCCTCTGCGTTAGGCTCTGGTGCATTCCCTGGAGCTATGTTGCCCCCACCGTTTCCTGTAGGATCAGAAGGTGCAGGTGCGCCCCCTACTGGTGCAGCCTGTGGTTCAGGCTGTGGCATCAGTGCCTGTATCTCTGCCATCATTTTGGCTTGGATCATGGCTTCACGTGGATCGTTAAGAATTTTGTCTTCATCCAAGTCCATCGATGCTGCGAGTTCACGTAGGATAAAGTCATACTTAACAAATGGTGCCATCTGTTGATTGGCAGTCATCTGCATGAACTGTAGCAAGCGTTGGCTACGGATTTCGTTACGCATCAAGCTTTCAGTACCACGGGCTACAACGTCTAGGTCACCCTTGGTGTATTCTTCATCGAAGTTGAACTGCATGTTAAATGCGAACAATGCTTTGCCTAGCGGTGCCAATAGATAGTCATCTAGGTTACGCACAACCGCTTTGATGTTCTGTGCGGCTGCACCCATAAGCATGGACATACCAGAGGCTGTACGACCAACCCCCATAACACCACCAACACCGTGGCTGTATGATGGGATGCCTGTAGCTTCGTCAGATAACTGACGGGCTTTGTCGAACATCATCAATAGCTCATTGGAAACATTCGGAAACTTGGTGCCGAAGATAGCCTGTCCTGGTGCGCCTGCCTGACGACGGAAGACCTTGCCTGGATATACTGATAGGTCTTGGCCTGGGACTAGGTTAGTCTCATCAATCTCAATAAGAAGGTTACCTGACAAGGCACCGTTATCTACAGCCATACGCATGAAGCCATTCATCAATAGCTGTGTGTCTTCCATGTTCTCAGCAACGCCAATACCGAAGAACCCATAAGGGTTTAACTCATACGGTACGGCTGTGTAAGGAATGCGTGTAGGCGTGAACGGGTTGATGACTAAGCGTAGAATTTGTCCATTACAAATCCATACGTTCACCTGCACTTCGTCACGATCTGCTACTTCCTCTGGAAGCTCTAGGTCTGCCTGTTCTGCAAGCTCTGCATCAAGGACACCCCAATACTCTAGGACCTCATAGCGGTCTGGGCTTTCAGAGTTATTGCTTTCGTCTAGTGCGTCTTCCCAATACTCACGCTGATACTGTGGACCTAGCTCAATAGCAATCTCAATGCTCTCATTACGGAAATGTGGGCGTTGTTTTAGCGCACGTAGCTGTGAACGGTTCAGACGGTGACGTTGTATAGTATACTCAGCTTCAGCCATGTTCCGTGCATCGGGATCAGGGTAGAGGTCCCAGATAGACACATACTCCACTTTAGGAATAGTTTCGTACACAGGATCATAGTTACCCTCTTCATCCCAACGTGGGTATTCCTTGTCGAATGCAAACGGACCCTTCAGACAACCTGTACCAAACAAACATGTCTCAAAGGCTACAGAACGTAGGTGCTTAGAGGCATGAGTTTCATCCAACTGGTCATGCATCTTGCGTTCCATCATCTGAGCGGCACGTTTTGCAGGCTCAAAGAGGATAGCAGAGGGTGTAGAGCCTGTTCCTAGCTCTAATTCATCCGCAATAGGCTGTAGATCGGCAGAATATGGCCCTAAATCCTTTTCTAGGTCAGGACGGGCGATAGGACGCTTGGGTTTGTACTGAACCCCTGCCATTTCCTCTACTTTTTCCGACGTAATGGCGTTTGGGTCGTAATTTACCTCGCCTGCAACGCCTGTAGGCATCTTACGGCTCTCTACACCAACAGGAAACTTCGATCCTGCGAATAATACGTCCACAACCTGTGCATATGCCGCCAAAACCTTGGTTTTAGTGATCTTAACAAAGGCCTGAGACTTTTCTGTGTCGGTAAACTGCACGTCTGGGCCGTATAGACCACGA